GCCGCCCACCTCGGGCTGTCTGAGGCCCCCGTCATAGTGCTGGGCCATCTGACCGAAGCGCAGCGCCGGGCTTATCGCATCGCTGACAATAAGCTGACCGAGCTGGGCGGCTGGGACGAGGCGTTGCTGTTGCAGGAATTGCAGGCGCTTTTGGCCGAGGATTTCGACCTCGGGCTGATCGGGATCCCCGAGGATGAACTGGACGCGCTGCTGGCCGACGCCGACGAGCGCCCCGCGATTTCCGACGACGCCGCCGATGCAATTCCCGAACCACCGGCCGAACCGATCACACGGCCGGGAGACATCTGGGCGCTGGGCAAGCACCGGCTGTGCTGCGGCGATGCCACCGATCCGGCCGCCATCGCCAGGCTGATGCAGGGCGAACAGGCCGCGCTGATGTTCACCTCGCCGCCCTATGCCCAGCAGCGCGACTATGGAGCGGCCAAAGAGAAGGTCGGCGATTGGGATGCGCTGATGCATGGCGTGTTCGCTGCAGCACCCGTCACTCCGGATGCGCAGGTCCTGGTCAACCTCGGCTTGGTGCACCGCGACAGCGAATGGCAGCCCTATTGGGAAGGATGGGTCGAATTGATGCGCGCCTCTGGCTGGCGGCGGTTTGGCTGGTATGTCTGGGATCAGGGCCCCGGTTTACCGGGCGACTGGAACGGCCGCCTGGCCCCATCGCACGAGTTCATTTTCCACTTCAACCGCAGCCCGCGCAAACCGCACAAGACGGTTCCGTCCAAACACGCGGGCGAAACATTGGGCGGCGGTGGGCTGCGCGGGGCCGACGGCACCGTCCACGCCAAGACCGGCACCGGCAACGCGATCCAAAGCCATCGTATCCCTGACAGCGTGTTCAGGGTCATGCGACACAAAGGGGGCTTGGGCGCAGCGGGATCGCACCCGGCGGTGTTCCCGGTGGCGCTGGTCGAGGCAGTGCTAACAGCATTCTCGGATCCCGGCGACCTTATCTATGAGCCGTTCTGCGGCTCCGGCACCCAGATCATCGCCGCCGAGCGCGCTGGGCGGCGGTGTTTCGCGATGGAACTGGACCCGGTTTATTGCGACATCGCCGTGCGGCGGTGGGAAATGGCGACGGGGCGGATAGCCAGCCGCGATTGACCAGTTGGCGGGAACTTGCGAATGTTTACGCAGAAGGAGAATGGGAACCCGGTCTACCGCCTTCAGTATCTGAAAGGCCGCATTGCACCGGAGCAGTTGATGCGCAGCCCTTCCATTTCATCTCCCCTCAACGGCAAGGCCGACCAGCTGATCGACATCTTTGAACGCGAGCTGGAGGTCGAATACCGGGGCGAGCGGTATCGGGTTCGTGACAATGGTTCCGCGCATCGTCTGCCCCAGAAACGGCAGAAGACCAGACCGCTAGATGACCAATGGACCTTTGGGCGGCAAGGTTTGTCGACTGGCTACTTGTATCTGAGCGGCGTACCTGTCCATCGGATTGTGTGCTGGGCTTTTCACGGCGAGCCGCCCACTGACCGTCATGTCGTTGATCACATCGACACGAACAGGGCGAACAATCGACCAGAAAACCTGCGCTGGGTCACCCGCCTTGAGAACGTACTGCTCAACGAAATCTCTGCTCGGCGCATCGAACTGGTCTACGGTTCTATTGAAGCCTTCTTCGCTGACCCCACCCGGGTCCAGACCGATAAGGCCTTTCCGGATATATCCTGGATGCGCACCTTGTCGAAGGACGAGGCAGCAGCCGCAAAGGCACGTTTGCAGGAATGGGCGAAGAGTGGCGCTGTCCCAAGCGGCGGCGCGCTGGGCGAGTGGCTTTATGGGACAAGAGAGCGGGCGAGTTATGAACCGCCGCCGGAAGAATATGAGTCGCTGACGCCGTCAGTCGTGCAGGTAAAATGGAAAGTGCCGACAGAATTCCCTCTTTGTCCGGAGGCGGTGACCGAGGACGCGCTCCAACGCTACGCGGAAAACCTGAAGTTTGGCCGTGTTTTCGCACGAAACGATCTCTATCAGAGTTTGGTCGTGCAGCATGACATGACCGAGGACAGCCTCGTGGTCCTTACGCACGATCCAAGCGATCATGCGATCAAGGGCTGGGCTGTGGCGCATGTGGGTGTCCGTGGCGAATTCTTCTACCACCGCAGCGAACACCAGTATTTTACCCTACAGGGGGCACTCAAGACCTTCTGTGAACTGACGGGTGAGAGTTACGACGACTGCATGGACGACTACTGCTGATCGATCTGCCACTTCAGGCAAGCCGATACACCGTCCCCCTGCCCTCGACCTTTTCAGCGGTGATGGGCAGGCCCAGTTTCTTCTTGAGTCCGCCCGAGATCAGGCCCCGCACGCTGTGAGCCAACCAATCCGTCGCCTCGGTGATCTCTGCGATGGACGCACCCTCGGGTCGCTGAAGGAGCGCAATGATCTGGGCCTGCTTCGTACCCATGCGGATGGCCACAGGCTTGGGGGCCTCGGTCACGGCGGGTTCCGCATCTGGTTGCAGCGTCACTATCCGCGACGCGCTGGTCGCCTTGGCGACGACCGGCTCGATCCCGATGGCCTCCAGCCCGGCCTCGGTGGCGATGAGCGTGGTGCCATGGCCATCGCCGGTCTCGCGCCAGAGCGGCTCGCCGCGGCGCAGGTCGGCATCGACCTCCTCGATCCAGCCATTGGTGATCATGCGGGTGACGGCCATCTTGGCGGCCGCGCCATGCAGCCCATCGGGCAGCGGCATTGCCAGATTGCCGGGGCGGGTCGCTGCGCGGCTGAGGATGATGGTCTGCGTGTCGGTGAGTTTGGGCATGGGATGTCTCCGGTATGGTCGGACAGCGCGGAATGCGCGTTCTCCTACCAGACCAAGCCCGCCATGGTGGCGGGCCGGGCGAGGCACACGGCGGGGGCTCACTCGGCGAACTCACCCTCGCCAAATGCGCTGTCGGTGATGCGCGTCAAGAGGCTGGCGTAGTGCTCGAGGGTGCCGACATGCCCCCAGCTGATCTCGTCGGGGTGGCAGTTGAAATGGTCGTCACTGAGACTTGCCAAGCGACCGAGCATGGTGTCGATCTCGGCTTTCTTGCTAATGAAGGCGTTTAGCGCGGCCTCCTTGTTCCGGCGGGCCTTCTCGGCGCGCAGCTGGTGACGGGGTGTGGTGATCGGGTTGAGGCGGGTCATGGTATGGCTCCTTGGGCTGAGTTGCATCGTTTTGGTGTCATCACAATCGCTCTGTTGCGCCGATTTTCGTAGGTAAATCAGAGCAATATCAGTGCTTTCTGATTATACTGGCGGCTTCAAATCAGCTGCAGATCGGCCAGCACGGCGCTGGCAGCGGCCAGCTGCGTGGTCGGCAGGTCGATCTTGATGTGCGAGAACAGGTCCGAACAGTCGGCCCTGATCCCGCCCTCGCGCAGTGCAGCCTCGATCACCTCCGCCACCACGTTCGGGCGCGAGCGGTCGAGGTGGTCGGGCAGCGTGGCAATGTCGATGCGGATGGTCGTGGTGGCCATGGTCATGTTCCTGCCCTCCCTCAGCGCTTGGTCGCGGCGGCGACGCCTGCGGCATAGGCCGCTTCAAGTGCGGCGCGGATCGCCCTGACGGCGACATCGTGGAAGTCGAGCCGATCGCTGTTCTGGGTCTCGAGCGTCTCGATCGTGTGGAAATGCCGGGTTGCGATCTCCAGCAGCAGAGCGTCGCTGGGGGCTTTTGCGAGGGCGGTCTTGGTAGTCATGGCGTCGTCTCCGGGGGTGAGTTGCATCGTTTTCCTGCACCCAGAATCGCTCGACACGGGAGTGCAATCAACTGAATAAGCAGATCATTTCCGTTTAATTCCAATATGTTGAGGTTATCGCAATCGCCATGGAAGGCATGTCCGAGCGCGAGTATTCCGCCCATTCGGGCCTCTCACGCGGGGCGATCCAGAAGGCGCGCAAGGCCGGGCGGCTGGTGGTCTACAGTGACGGCTCGATCAACGCGGCTGCTTCTGATGTGCGGCGCGGCGAGATGACCGATCCGGACCAGCAGCGGCGCAGCACCGGTGGCGACAGCGGGTTTTCCGGGCCAGCAGACAGCTCGTCCTATCTCAAGGCCCGCACCGCGCTGACGGTCTATCAGGCGCAGGAAAAGCAACTCGGGATCCAGAAGAAGAAGGGCGCCCTCGTGGACCGCGCCCGGGCCGAAGCGCTGGTGTTTCGCCTCGCGCGGCAGGAGCGGGATGCCTGGGTGACCTGGCCTGCCCGGGTTGCGGCATTGATGGCGGCGGAAGTGGCCTTGGGGGTGGAAAAGCAAACCGGCACGCCGGTGATCATCGAGGCCGCGATCCTGCAGAGGGTGCTGGAAACCCATGTCAGAGCGCAACTCGACGCCCTCGCCGACCTCCGGGTTTCCCTCGTGTGACGGGGAAGATGGCCACGATCTGACCGAGGGCCTCGACCTCGGGTTTGACGGCGCCGAGGATATGCGGCGCGCCTGGGCAAAAGGCACGCGGCCTGACCCCGATCTGACCGTGTCGGAATGGGCGGATCAACATCGTTGGCTGTCCTCGCGCGGTGCGGCCGAACCGGGGCGGTATCGCACGGCGCGTGCGCCTTACCTGCGCGAGATCATGGATGCGCTGTCGCCGCGGCACCCGGCACAGCGGATCAGCTTCATGAAAGCCGCACAGGTCGGCGCGACCGAGGCTGGCAACAACTGGATCGGTTTCGTCATCCATCACGCGCCGGGGCCGATGCTGGCAGTATTGCCGAGCCTGGAATTGGCGAAGCGCACGTCACGCGGGCGGCTTGATCCGCTGATCGCGGACAGCCCGGCGCTGCGGGAACGCGTGAACCCCGCCCGGTCGCGCGATGCTGGCAACTCGATGCTGTCAAAAGAGTTCCCCGGCGGCATTCTGGTGCTGACCGGGGCCAACTCGGCCACCGGGCTGCGCTCGATGCCCGCGCGCTACATCTTCCTCGACGAGGTGGACGCTTATCCGGCCTCGGCTGACGAGGAGGGCGACCCGGTCACCCTGGCTGAGGCACGCACCACGACCTTCTCGCACCGGCGCAAGGTGTTCATGGTCTCGACGCCCACGATCCGGGGATTGTCCCGGATCGAGCGCGAGTTTGAGGCATCGGATCAGCGCCGGTATTTCGTGCCCTGCCCGCATTGTGGGGCGATGCAGTGGCTACAATTTGAACGGCTGCGCTGGGACAAGGGACGTCCCGACACCGCCGCCTATCATTGCGAGGGCTGCGAGCGCCCTATCGCGGAGCATCACAAGACGCAGATGCTGGAACGGGGCGAGTGGCGCGCAACGGCGGTGTCCGCCGATCCCCACTCCATCGGCTTCCACCTCTCGGCGCTCTATTCGCCGCTGGGCTGGAAAAGCTGGGGCCAGATCGCGCGGGAATGGCTGGCGGCGCAAGGCTCGGAGGAGATGCTGCGCGCCGCGCGCAACACCCTGCTGGGCGAGACGTGGGTCGAGTCGGGCGATGCGCCGGAATGGCAACGGCTGGCCGAACGGCGCGAAAGTTACGCGGGCGCGCAGATCCCCGTCGGCGGGTTGTTCCTGACGGCTGGCGTCGATGTGCAAAAGGACCGCATAGAGGTCGATGTCTGGGCCTGGGGCCGGGGCTTGGAAAGTTGGCTGGTCGATCACATCGTGATTGCTGGCGGCCCCGACGATCCAGCCTGCTGGGACAAGCTGACGGCGCTTTTGGGCCGCACATGGGCCTGCGCCAATGGCGCGGTGATGCTGATCGGCAGGCTCGCCATCGACACCGGCTATGAAGCCCCGGCGGTTTACGCTTGGGCGCGCAAGCAGGGCTTCGACCAGGTGGCCCCGATCAAGGGCCTCGAGGGCTTCAACCGCGCCACGCCGGTGTCAGGGCCGACCTTTGTCGACGCCACAATCGGCGGCAAGCGTCTGCGCCGGGGCGCGCGGCTCTGGTCGGTTGCCACGGCGACGTTCAAGACCGAGACCTACCGCTTCCTGCGGCTGGAACGACCCTCGGACGAGGACCGGGCGCTGGGCGTCCTCGACGCCCCCGGCACCGTGCATTTGCCCGACTGGATCGACACCGAATGGCTGAAGCAGCTGGTGGCCGAACAACTGGTCACGGTGCGCAACAAGCGCGGTTATGCCCACCAGGAATGGCAGAAGATGCGCGAGAGGAACGAGGCGCTGGACGCCCGCGTCTATGCCCGGGCGGCGGCCTGGATCATGGGCGCGGATCGCTGGGATGAGGCAACCTGGCGGCGGCTGGAAGTGCAGGCAGGGGTGGAAACCCGACCGGCTGCGCAGATTGCGGCCTCGGCTGAACCGGCCACACCCACCCCGCCCAAGGCCGGAACACCCACAACCCCGCGCCGCAAGCGCTGGGCCTACACACCGAACTTCATGAGGGACTGAGATGGATCTGGAACGGATGCGCGCGCTATTGGCTGCGCTGCAGGAGGCCCGTTACGCGGGCGTCCGCTCGGTCAGCTATGACGGCAAATCGATCAACTATGGGTCGGACACCGAACTGGCGAACGGCATTGCTGATCTGGAGGAACGGATTGCGACTGCTACGACCGGCACGCCCCGCCGCCGCCGCTGGGGCACGGTTGCCTCGAAGGGTCTGTGAGCGATGGCGTTCGAGGCTTTCCGTCAGCGGCTGGGGTCGATCATTGGCGGATTTGATGCCGCACAAGCCCATCGCCGCCTCCGGGGGTTCCGCGCCAGCCGCGCGCATGTGAACACGCTGATTGCCGCGTCGGGCGACACCATCACCGCCCGCGCCCGCTGGCTGGTCCGGAACAACGGCTATGCGGCAAACGCGGTGGAAAGCTTCGCCAGCAATGTGGTGGGCGCTGGGATCAAACCTTCGTCGACCATTGCCGACGCTGCCACCAAGGAAACGCTGCAGGCGCTGTGGTTGGCCTGGACCGATGATGCCGACGCCGAAGGCCTGACCGATTTCTATGGCCTTCAGCGCCGGGCAGCGCGCGAGGTGTTCCTGTCGGGCGAGGTGTTCATCCGCATCCGGCCGCGCCGGGCAGAAGACGGCCTGACCGTGCCGCTGCAACTCCAGATGCTTCCTGCCGAAATGCTGCCGCTCGACATAAACCGCACTCTGCCCGGCGCCGGGTTGATCCGGCAGGGCATCGAATTCGATGGCATCGGCCGTCGCGTGGCCTACCATTTCCTGCGCCGCCACCCCGGTGATCTGACCGATCCCGGCCTCGCAGGCGAAACGGTGCGCGTGATTGCAGATGACGTGATCCACGTATTGGACCCGGTCGAAGCTGGCCAACTGCGCGGCGTGTCGCGGTTTGCAGCCGCCATCGTGAAACTGTTCACGCTCGACCTCTACGACGATGCCGAGCTGGAGCGGAAGAAAATCGCGGCGATGTTCGCGATGTTCATCACCTCGCCCGCCCCGGAAACGCCGCTGGAACCGACCGAGGAGGATCTGGAAGTCGAACCCGGACAGGTGGTGCGGCTCGACCCGGGTGAGGATGTCTCGACCCCGGCCACACCAGACTCGGGCGGCACCTACGAGCCGTTCCAGTACCGCACCCTGCTGCAGATCGGCGCCGCGCTGGGCATCCCCTATGGCTATCTCACCGGCGACACCGCGAAGGGCAACTTCTCCAACACGCGGATCAGCCTCATTGAGTTCCGCCGCCGCATCTCGGCCTGGCAGCATGGGGTGCTGGTCTACCAGCTCTGCCGCGCGGTCTGGGTGCGCTGGATGGACACGGCTGTGTTGTCGGGTGCGCTGGACCTGCCGGGATATGACGGCCAGCGCCGCCAATATCAGGCCTGCGCCTGGTTGCCCACGAAATGGGACTGGATTGACCCGATGAAGGATGCCTCGGCGGAAATCCTGCAGATTGAAGCTGGCCTCAAATCCCGCACCCAGGCCATATCCGAGCGCGGCTATGACGCCGAACAGGTCGACCG